CCCGGGTGAGGATGACACCGAACTGATGACCATGTGATTTTGTTCACACTCTAAACAGAAAAACGCCGCATTCATACACGATGCGGCGTTTTTTTATTAACATCCCCGGTTAAATGCCTAATTTTGCAGCAAATACCATGCTTTAATGACCAAAGGACGAGACAAGAACCTGATAGAACTCCGTGATGAAGCCTTGTGCCGCCGTTACTATTATTGGACGGAGGTGCAGCGCCTTCGCTTTGATGATGCCCTGAAGGTGTTGTCCCGCCAGGAGTTTTTCATTTCCGAAGAACGGATCATGTCCATTATCCGGCGCAAGTGCCGGGAGCTGAAGGACCTGGAGGTGAAGCCCGTCCCGAAAGTGAAGAAGCCCCGCCTGACAGCCGTCCAGCTCTCGCTCTTTACGGGAGAATAAACCTTGCCGCGCCTTCCTGCATGGCCGACTCGTCATGCAGCGTGAAGGAGTAAACCGTCTCGTACACCTTGATATTTCCGGGCATGGAATAGTCCCGGTTTTTCACCCTGACCAGCGGGCTGGCTTCTTCCGAACACTGGAAACCCTGGAGTATCCTGTACAGTTCCTTCGCCTTCAGCAGACGTTCCTTTGCTTTTTGATAGGTTCCGGAGGTGTAGTGGGTGTCATCGTAACAGTCGACGGCCAGGCGTATGGTAATGAGTGACTCGCTTTTCTGTACCCCGTATCCGAGGTCGTTCCAGTCCGATTCGGTATTTCCGATCAGCACACAGGGGAATGTGACCGGGTAGTGGTCCTCTTCCGCCCCCGCTTCAAGTTGCCCGTAATCCTCGTCTATGTAGGAGAGTTCCGGCATCATTCCGGCGATGCGTTCCATGATCGCGATGAATATTTCTTCCATATCCTTATAAGTTTAAAATGTTTCTGATTTCATTTTCTGTTTTTTCCGTTATCCTGTCGGACAGTTCTTTGCTTTCTCCGATGAACTGCCGTTGCGGTATTCGGATCCGGAGTTTTTTCTTTTTGGTGAGCGCCAGTCTTTTCCATTTCAGCGCCTCCGGATTCTCCTGCGGTTCGTTACTTGCGGCAGAACCCTTCTTTTTGCCTTTTTTTTTGCCCGTAGCGGCTTTTTTAGCCTTGCCTGAAGCCTGGTAATACTTCGCCCACGCAAAGCGCCGCATTCGTGGCGTAACGGTCGGATGCATTTCTCCTCCCCAGTTGTTGACGGGAGCGTATATGAGGTCGTTGGCCACTCTCACCCGGTAGTCCCCCGGCACGTACTTGACGGAGCTGAAGAGGTGGTTCCTCCCGGATAGCAGCGTTCCGTACTGCCCTGCCGCATCGGTCCGTCCCGAGGACAGCCTTTTCGCTTTCGGCCACGAGTGTAATCCTCCGTTTACGAAACCTTCCCGGCGGAAATTGTCCTGGAAATGCTCTTTTGCCATTCGTCCGGCGATGACCGGCATCTTCCGTTTCATCAGGTCATCCAGTTCCTTGCGCTTGGCTTTTATCAGCTTTGAATATTCTTTTATGTCCATAAATGACTGATTTTAAAAATAATTTTATACTTTTGCGGACAAGGCGTTTTATGTGCCTTTTTGCATTATGGAAATACCTAAACAAGTGTCGGAATTAGCAAACAGTAACGGTTACAACTCCGTTGTCTTATCAGCCAGTTCCCCTGAGGGAAGCATCTATTCCGTGGGGTGTGTTGATGGGAATGGTTTTGAGTTGCCTGTCGGTCTTCCCGCCTTTATTCTGTTCGACGGTCGGTCCTGCCGTCTGATGGACGGTGAGGAGGGGCTGGCACTTTCTTCCCGTTTATTTGGTGATGAATAGTCCCATGATTTTGGGATTTACCAGTTTGTTGTCTATTCTTATCACTCCCACGCGGTTGGCTTTCATGCTCTGTATGTAATTGCTTGCATCATCCTTTCCGGTTTGCGGGTCGAAGAACCTTGCCTTCCCTTCAGTCACCTCCGCACAGAATACGTGTGCGGAACCGCCCTTCCAGGCACAATATATCTCGTATATTCCGTCCTCTTTGAATTTTTCCCTGAAGTATTCCTTCAGCCGGTTTGCATTCATTACTTGGTATCCCTTTCTGACCTGCCATTTATAGGTATAGTCATAATCCGGTTTTGTTCCGTCCCGGTTCAGGAAACGTTCTTCCCATGTGATGCCTTGTTTTGCCATTTCGTTGTATGCGCTTTGCCGGATGTTGGGTTTTGCCTCGGTGTCGAACCCTAACCTTCTGAGCATGTGTGTCACGGTGCAGGTCTGGCAATTTACGCGGTATCCTTCCTCTTTCCCGAATTTCGGATTTTCCTTTCCCTTGTTCGCCTGTTCGTATGTCATCGGTTTGCCTTTGGTGATACCGAGGGCCTTTTCTATCCTGAGATTGTTGTGGGCGATGTCGGTTTTTTCCTCTAGCGTCAGGTTGTCCGGCATTTCGGCTATCATCTCGTTGATGCGCTTGGTCAGTGCGTCCACGGCTTTTCTGGCTCCCGGGTGCGCCTCAGTAATGTAGGGATGTTTGTCTGAAAACAATTTGCCGTCTTTTCCCGGATTGTTTTCCAGACCGTCATGTGCCTTGTTTCGCCCGTTCTCGTCCGGTACCGCTGTCGGCGCTTCATCCGTTGACGAGAGCGTACACTTGCAGTTCCACCGGTCCCCCGGCCTGTGCTCGTTCCAGAACGGATCATCGACGGGGCGTATGGTTCCCCAGAAAATTTTGTGATCCGCTCCCGGGTGTACTGATGTCGACGGCATCCATTTGAGGTTCGGCAGGATATCCTTCTCCCGCTCGAACTGTCTCCAGTCGGCCGCCTGATGCGCCCGTATGACTGCCGTGTCGTATTCGGTACGCAGCCAGTCTACCATCTGGTGGTCCGCTATGGGCATGACGAGTTTCAGCCACTGTTCAAACGGCCTTAAATTGCCGTTTTCGTCCAGCAGTAGTGCCGCCATGTCGTTTTGTGCCCGATGTACCTTGAACGCGGCAAATACGGCGTTGTTCGTCCGTATTTCGCGATAGAAGTCATAATCCGGATCATCGGGCTTTCGTGCCCCGAACCCCTTGTCGGTGGCTTTGTTCATTGTTTTCCACGTGGCCTCGAACAGGTTCTCTTCGATGTCGGTCATGGGATGGAAGTCCTTGCTGTATATGTTCTTCAGGGCTTTCTCCAGTACCTCCTCATCAAAAGAAAACACGTTTTCCACCTGCTTGTTTTCAAACCGGTAGAGGTCGTTCATCACCACTCTAAAGCTGCCCCGTCTTTCCCCGGGGCTTTCCCGAAAAAACGTTTCAGCCAGTTATACGCGTTTTTAAGTGCGTTTTTTTTCTCTTTGGGAGTCTCTTTTCCGGTCTCCGGTATTTCCTCCTCTTCATCCTCCCGCTCCCCGGCGGTTGCCGCTTTTTCTTTCGCCGCTTGTATTTCTTTCGCTCCGGTTTCCTGCCGTTTTTTCAGTTCGTTGTAGTCTGCCGGCTTCTCGATCCCGAATTCCTCGTACAGATAATCGTCTCCCACCGGCAGGCTGAAGTTCGTACGCAGTTGGGTGAGGATGCTCATTTTCTTCTCCGGTTCGATGACTTTCTTTTCCGGGTAGCAGAACTCGCCGCCGGTGGTGTCTATCCCGAGCATGGCGAATATGTCGGTCATGTTGTAGTTAAGCACGTCCAGGATGTCCTGCCGGTCCGCAAGCGTGACTTTCTCCTCCACGTCCTTGTGGACGGTCCCGAGTGCCTGTGTTCCCTTGTCCGATGCCTCGGTGGTGAGCGTGTTCCCGAGGAACAGTTTCGATATCTCGCTGTTGCACCGTTCGCAGAGCTTGTCGTAGAGGTCGGAACTTCCGGTCTTGTTCGCCGCTTCCCTGAGTTCCATCATAGTTTCCTGGGCGTGCACGAATACCGACATGCTTCCGGTACTTTCCGCATCCGCCAGCGCCCTCTGCCTTGCCTCGTCGTCATCCGTGGGGTATGTGTATTCCCGGATAGGTGCGCCGAACACTTCCGCGAACTGCGCCCAGTCCGCCACGTCGTTCCGCTTGTATATCACCCATACGGCCGCCTTTGCGAGCATTCCGAGCTCTTCAGGTTCCCCGATGAAGAGCAGGTCGGGGTATTCGTCCCAGGATGTTCCGGTGGTGTCCGTCTGGTGGCGCAGTATGAGCCTGCGTACCGGATCCACATGCTTGCGCGGTATCCGGTCGTAGTTTACCCATTCCCCTTTGCGGTAGAACTGCACGAGCGTGAACCCCCAGAATTTCGCGTCTAAGATGTCACCTATGAGACGCCGGAACCACGGTGAGCGTATCTGTTCGTTTACCGCCTTGTCGGGCTTTCCGTTACGCCGGAACTCGATGACGGAGGAGAGCACGGCGTTTTTCCGTTTCTCGATGACGCTTGTCAGGTGCGTGTCCATGAGAATGTCGTCATACAGGTCGTACAATTTGAACCTTCTGGAGTAATCCACGTTCTCGAAGGCGCGTATGGCCAGCATATAATCCGCTATGTCTATGCCGAAGCGCTTAGGTTGTGTCAGTATGATGGTTGCGGGACCTTTCTGCCCGGGCCTCGGCAGATTTCCGCTTTTGGTTATCTTTCCGGCCCTTTTCTGTCTTTTACTCATGTTACCAGTGGTTTACACGTTTACGGTTGCTTTTGATGAGGAAATTTGATTTTGCCGCCCTTGTCTCTTCGGGAAGCAGGGGCAGCCCGTCTGCGGATAATTCCTCGGCCGCTACCGCCCTGAGCCATTCGACGGCCCTTTCGTAACGTTCCTTGCGCAGGGTTGAAAGGTTCCTCGGGTTGTGGATGCTGAAAATATGGTACACTGCGATGTCTATGGCCATCATCAGCACGAGCTGGCTCCGTCTGTCTCCGGTCTGGGTGAATATCCTGTCACAGTCATAGCGCTTGGAGAGGTAGCACCGCATCTCTTCGATGGCCCGGTCCTCGCATATCTCCACGACGGCATTGTCCTCCCTTGTCAGCGCGTCCAGTATCTCGCGGTGGATGCTCGCGTCATAATCTGTAAGTTCTATAAATTTGCTCATGTGGGTAAAGTATTAAAGTTTACAATCTGTATTTGTTGTGCGCCCGCATCTTCCTTGTGGAGATGACGGCCGGCTTTTCCGCCTGGTGCGCCTTGCGGTCTATGATGCGGTTTCCTCCCTCCACGCAGTCGGGCCCGTCCGCCGGGTATGTCAGCATCAGGTTGAAGAGGCTGAACTGGTCGGTAAGCAGCTTCATGTGCGGGTTGTCCTTTTCCGCCTCGTTGAAAATGAGGTTCCCCTCACTGTTGAGCGGTTCCAGGTTCGTCTCGATACGTGTGGCCTTGTCCGTTTTCTTCTCCTCGTCTCCCTGAATGTACAGGGATATCCTCCTTTGCCGCCGTATGCGCCTGATGATGGGCTGGAACACCTGCTGGAAAAAAGGGTCCTGCAACTTGTTGTTCTCCATGTAGCAGTACACGTTCGTTTTTCCGTTCACGAACTCCAGCAGTTTGATATACCATCCGATGAACGTGGCGTTCGTCTCCCTTCCGAGGAACCCCTTGATGACGTAGAGCTTCCCGCCTAATTTACCGAGCAGGAACACCGCTTTCGTGGAACTTTTCTTCGTCTTGTTCTCCCCGGGTGCGGGGTCACCGTAGATGACCAGGAACTTGAATTTCGAGAGCGCCGGCACTTTCCCGTAGATGATGTCCTTGAATATCTCTCCCTCCGCCACGGGGTTGTTGAAGAATTCCTTCTGGCGTGCCGCCGCGCTGACCAGTGAGAGGAAGAGGTCTATATCCCCTTCCGAGTTTTTTTGCGGCCATACGGAGAGTCCGTTTTTGTCACGTATGTTGATGATGTCCACGTGTCCGATACCCTTTCCCTTCAGTTCGGTTGCCTTTTCAATGGCCCTTTTTATGCAGCAGTCCGCGGCGATGATGTTCCCGTTGAAGAGTATGCGGTAGTTTCCTGATACGGACATGGTCGGTATCAGGGCTTCCTCCAGCCATTTCCATTTGGTTTTGATACGTTCCGGGTTCCGGCATTCCTCGTCGGTGTCGATATCGTCCACCAGGATGAAGTCCGGCCGGAAGTTCTTGTTACGGGTACCGCGCGGTGACTGTCCGGCTCCGATGGCGCGGAAGGAACATCCCGCCATGATGGTGAATTCCCCCGTTTCCCAATACCCGGGTTTCTTCTGCATCCCATAGTCCTGGATGATTCTCTGGTTCTCTTCGAAGTTGGCCATGAACGGCAGCAGGAGCCTTTGGGCGTTGTCCTGCGAATTGGAGATCAGCAGTACGTTGCGCACCTTTCCGGTAATTGCCAGTTTTGATATTTCCATCATGGACCGTGCGGACTTCGCCAGCTCCCTCGACCATGCGCGCACCTCATACCACCGGTTGTTCTTTATCAACCTTCCGGTAGCTTTCTTGTGGAAGTCCGCCGCCTCGCATGAATAGTACATGGCGAAGTAATACCGGAACCACTCCTCGTCATCCTTTTCGAGCCTTTCCCTGCGTGCACGTATTTCCGCTTCCGTGTCCGAAGGGTTGATGTCCGAATTTTCGCGTATGGATGCGATCAGCTCCTCCCATTCGACAAGTGCCGTGCGGTCCTGCGGTGTAAGTCTTTTCTTTGCCATGGCTATGAAACTTTTGATTTAACGAACGCGTCAAGCAGCGGCGTCACTTCCTTCGCCTGCGTGGGGTCGGATGCGCGCAGCCATTTGAGCAGGTCTGAGAATACCGATATGATGTCCGAGAGCCCGACTTCCGTCTCCATCTTCTTGATGGCGTTGGACAGTTTGGATATGGTGTCCGCCTCTGCGGTGTTCGGGAACCGTTCCCCCGCCGGTCTGGCCATGATGGCGTTGTTTAGTTCGGCCAGCTGCCGGTACAGGCTTTTCAGTTGCTCCTCTCGTGTGATGGTGATGGATGTCTTGAGCATCTCCCATCCGTTCTTGCCTATCCAGTTGTTCACCGTGATGCGTGATACCCCCACACGCTCTGCTATTTCCTGCTGCGTGAGGTTCTCTTTCAGGTAGAGCGTCTTCGCCCATTCCCTTTTTTGTTGCATGCTTAGTTCGGTCATATTGCCTCCTTTTTTACGTGCAAAATTGATAAGGAAAAGGGGCGGAAAAAAACGCGTGCCGCATGATGACACTTTAAAACTCCATGACAGCGTTTTAAAGCCCTCATGATAAATGCGCGGTTTGAAAAACGGCTTTAATCCCCCTAATTTCGCACCGTAAACTTCGCGGGGAATACCCGCCCAAAAGACTATATAAGCATGAAAAAGTTTTTCAACATCATACCCGGGAAAGACGCCTGTTGTATCCTTCTTTACGGTGACATCGGTGATTATGACGACAATGTGCGCAGCGGGGATATCGCCCGCGAGCTCTTGGAGGCCGAGGCCTTGTCCGGCAGGATTGACGTTCGTATCAACAGCAACGGCGGCGAGGTGTATGCGGGCATTGCCATTTTCAACGCCCTGAAAAACAGCAAGGCTGACATCACCATTTACGTGGACGGCATCGCCGCCAGCATGGCCTCCGTCATCGCCCTTTGCGGCAAGCCGGTGCAGATGAGCCGTTATGCCCGTCTGATGCTTCACAGTGTCCAGGGAGGCTGTTACGGCAACAAGGAGGAGATGCGCGGGTGCATCCGCGAGATTGAATCGCTGGAGGACACCCTTTGCGAGATGTATGCCGCCCGCATGGGAAAGGACAAGGAGGAAATCCGCTCGTTGTATTTCGACGGCAAAGACCACTGGCTGCGTGCCGACGAAGCGCTGGCGCTTGGCCTTATCGACGGTATCTATGATGCCGATCCCCTTCCGGAGGACAGTACCCCTGAACAGGTATTCCAAATATTCAATAACCGGCTGCACAAGCCACAAAACAAAAGTAACATGAATTTAGACGAACTGAAGAAACGTCCGCGGTTCAAGAACTGCGTGACAGATGACGATTTTCTCCGTGAAGTCGGGCTTCTGGAAACGGAAGCCGGGAAAGTTCCGGGCCTTGATGCCGAAGTCACCCGCCTGAAGGGAGAGCTGAAGGAGTTCCGGGACAAGGCGGATGCGGATGAAGCCGCCGCCCGTAAGAAACTGCTTGATGACGCGGAG